AGGACTTACTGTGCCCTCGGCAGGAATCGAACCTGCGACGCAGACCTTAGAAGAGTCTCGCTCTATCCGCTGAGCTACGAAGGCTTATTTTAATCATTTGGAATATCTTGATTGATATCCATTTCTATAAGACCTTTTTCCCTTGCAAGTTTTTGTCCCTCTGGGCTAATATGTATTGTTGCATTAAGATTTTCATCGTATTCAATTTCTACTAGACCAGCCTCATACAATTCCATAATAGATTTATCAACATATTCAATATGAGATTCCCAAAGCTCAGGTGCTAATTCTTTTGCATTTTCACTAATTGAATATATAAGTTCTCCACTTTCATCCATGCCTTCTAAACTTACTGCACCAATTTCTATATAATATGCTAACTTATGATCATTATCTTCTTCGTTCATTTAATCTCCTTGTGCAACAAGTAGGACTTGAACCTACGATTACCGAATTATGAGTTCGGGGCTTTAACCAACTAAGCTATTGTTGCTTAGAAGTATATTATAACGTGCCACCTTCATTTTTGTCAATAGTTTCTTCTACTATTTGCTGAACATATTCTGAAAAATGCTTTCTAATATTCCCCATTGGCCGATGTCCAGACAATCTCCATATTCTTTTATATTCAATTACATTAGAAAATGTAGTAGGGCAAAGAACAACGCCATTATATTCTTTTAATACAGTGGGTAGCGGAACATGTTTACCACAACACTTACATTCTTTTGCTTTTTCTTGATACGTACTCATATTATTTGCATCCTGTCCATTGCGTCTTTTAAGTTTTCTGGCATTCTTGGAGCCCTAATCATATTATAGGAACTTGTTTCTCCATCTGCTTCTTTTCCAAAATCATTATCGTAGCTCATTGACTCATAAGTATGTATATTTACTTCTGAATTAGAATCAAATTTACTTCTACTTATTGAATTATAAATTGATCCACATACTGCATCCGCCAAGTCTTTAGATCCTTTTCTTGGGTGATCTACTCTATCTCTCATAATTCTTAATTGTAACAATTCATCAATTAATAAAGGAATATGTGGACCTACAATTCTTTCTTCCGCCACAACCATAGCCATGTCGTCATAGTGCTTTTTAGCAACAGATAAAATTTCTGTATTGATGCCGTATTGTTTTAGTTGCTGCATCATATCATGTGAATTCCATCTATCAAAAGTGCATACACGAATTTTAAATCCTCGTGTTTTCAATGAAAGAATATAATCTTTTACTTCAGTAAAGTCTACAGATTTGTCTTTTGTAGGTGTCCAAAATCTGACTGCATCTATCTCAACAATAGGTGCTGGCTGAGAATATGTATCTGTTACTTTTACGTTTACCCATTTATTAACATGGGCCATTGCAACTGCACAATGGTCATGCTTCTGAGCAAGGTCAACGTGTATAAAATATTCTTTATCTGGATCTGGTATAAACCATTCTTCTAGCCTTCCAAAGTTATCTACTGCTAGGTGAGCTTTATTAAATGCCTTCTCAACCTTTTCTCTTGATTTAAAAAATGCGTCAACAGCATCTGGTGGCATACACGCAAAACGTGATAAAGCATCAAGAGGGTTTGTAAAAAATGCAACCTTAAAATCATCAATCTTTCTTACTGGATTGACTTCCCAGGTTGGTCTTTTTAAAGCATATACTCTAGGTATTTTATATGAAAGTATGTGATCTTCTTCCCACTGAATTTCAAACTCATTTCCTTGAGTTCCGTCTGGAAGATCTTCATCCATTTTAAATTTATGATCACGGACTACTGTTTCTACATCTGCAACAACAGCATTATATCTTTGTTGTATATAATCATTTTTATATCTAGGAAAGGAAAGAAGAATTACTTTGCCAAAGTCTGGGAAACGAGAGTCTACTGATGCACGGTACATGTCATATATTGCAGCACCTGTTTTTGCTTGATCATGGCCTGTTGTGTTTTCAATTGCAAAGCCCGAAATCTCATCAAGAATAACAACAATAACGTTATAGCCTTCCCAAGCTTCACGCTCAGAGTGTCCAGAGTGCACTGTTATTGCTTTATCAAACTTAACTTCTGCTGCTTTATCTGTATATCTGCCAGCAAACCAAGGGGACTTCTCAATTCTGGTTTTAAAGCCTTTAAAAAACACGTTGCTTGCTTGTTGTGAGTTAATAGCAATATTAATAATATCAATGCTATCACCTGGAGGTTTTCCGTAATATGTGGCTGGATCTTTTAAGCATAATAGTAAATATACTATATATGCAACTGCAATTGTTGAGCAGTAATCTTTTCCAGACCCCTTTCCTAGTTGAGCAACCACTTCATTTGCAGTTTGTTTAAATCTTATTTTTCCTTCTTGTTCTCCAAATAATTTGACAAGAGTTGCTTCTTTGTATATCTGCGAACTTTTTTCAATAAGTGTGTACTGGTATTCGGAAAGTTCTGGAAGCCCAAGGTATTCTGGACTTCTAACAAACGTTCTAAGATCGACTGGTTTTTCATCAAACTCCTCTCCATCGAGCATATCGATAAGATCATTAAAATCAAACGACATCGGCTTCCTCTACTGGGACTGACTCAATTACTCCAGTGATTTGGGATAGTCTTTTTGCAACATCCATTTTGCACTTAGGACATGTTGAGGTTACTTCTTTTAATATCTTAACAAGAATATCTTGTTTACGTTCTGTCTCTGCAATTTGAGATGCTATTTCATTATTCTCAAGAACTCCTATAGACTGAAGCATTGCAATACGTTTAGTTTCTATATCAGCAATAAGCTTTAAAGAGCCAGATTTAACTGCTAACTGCCCTGACTGATCTGCATCTTCTACTGTTTTCCAAGCTTCTTTGATAAGCATCGCATAGTGTTGATCTGCTCCTGAAATAGCTTCTCTAGCACGATCTCTAATATTACTATCATTATGTACAACATCTTTCCAGTCATCAATTAACTCAAGAACCTCTTTACGCTGGATTCCTGTGATGGTGGCGATCTGTGTGGGCGTACTTCCTTTTAGAAGCTCTTCAACCACTCTATTCATTCTGTCAAAATGTTCTGACAATTCTATTTCGCTCATTAATACATTGTACTTCTAGTCAACTAAAATGTCAATTAGAATTAGCCTTAGCAATCTTATATAAGACTAAATACCCAATTAAATCATCAATATCATTATCTCCAGCAAACCCTTGATTGTTTTTTACTCTATTTAATTTATCATCAATACGAACCTTTAATTGTTCCGTTGAGTCCGCCGTTGAAAATATTCTAGCTGGCTCTAAGGCAGAGTTGCCGTATGAGATATTTTTTTCAATTAACATGTGTGCAATTTCATGACATGCAGACCAAATCTTATTACCTGCTGGTGCTCCTACTGATCTTAAATATAAATCACTACAATTAAAATTATTGACATCTTCAAATACCGCCTTTAGCATTATCTTCTCCTAATTAATTGAAACTGTTCTAAATATCTCTGTATAGTCATAGCAGAGACTTTGCACTCATCGGCAATTTCTGTTACCGTTTTCTTTTGAACTACATATCTTCTATGTAACCAATCTTTACTTTGATATAACTTCATCGCTCTGTTAATACCTTGTTAGCATAATGTGCAATACCAAAACTATCTGCGACGTCAAAATCCACCACATTTAAATTATACTTTCTGTTAAAATAATCAGCAGTTCTTTGCTTTCTCATATTTCTTAATTTATTTTGATACCAGGAGTCTGCATATCCTGGATTTTCTGCTCTTATCATCTGCTTTTCTTCCTTAGTTGGATTTTTATTGCCTATATATGCCTGCCAAGAGGATGGTGATATTGTAATAACTTTGGCTCCCGTAGACATTAATTCTGCAATGACAACTCCATAAACATATGATAGTTTAATTACAGCATCTGCAGACTTAACAAACACTGCACCTTCAACAACAATATAATCTGACTTTAGCTCTTCCAACATTAAATGCATTTTGTTCTTTGCATCATGAATTTTATCATATATATCCTCGCCAGACAAGTTAACCTTACCCCATTTTAATGGGATATCATTTTCCATTAAACAAAAAGCAATAGAGTTAGTAGAAGCATCTATGCCCAAAACCCTATTGGCCTGAGTTTTCTTTAAACTAGCTAACGTCATCAATCATCCTAAACAATTTATTTTTTAGATCAGCATTAATATTTTTTTCGCAAGTTGAACAAAAATTAGATGTATTATATCTACTTAATTGTGCTTTACATTTAGAGCATGGCCTTAAGGCTCCATTCCTAATTGCCTTTTTTTCATAATACTTTTCCATAATTCTTCGATTTGTTGCAACTCTACAACATTCATCTGTACAATATTTTTGATTATGTGTATTAGGAGTAAACTCCTTTTTACATTCAGAATTAGCACATATCATTTGTTAAATACCGAAAATAAATCAATTTCAACAGTGCCTACTGGACCACCTTTTGCATAACATTCCTTTTTAACTGGGCAGTATGTACAAGGCATTTTTGATTTAGTTGCACCCTCTGGTCTTTTAGGAAGATCTCCATTTTTAAAGTTATCCCAAACTTCACACATCCAAGCAAATGTATCTTCAATAATCTTTGTGTTCTTTTCATTCATAGAAATTGGAATAACCAATACCTCTTGAGTATTCTTATTCTCATAAAGAAAGAAGCCCTCTTTTGCATTCTTTAGCTTCATATAAGTTAATATCTGTAGCATATGGTTATCTGTAGGCTTCATTTCTGATTGTCGGGTATCCCAAACTTCTTGCTTTGCCGTTTTAATTTCACCAATTACTGTCTCGCCATCATACTCCATGATAAGATCTATAAAGCCTCTGATTGGCGGATACTCATTAATAATTTCTTCTTCTTCCGCTCTCCACTCTGGCATAGTAGAAATAAGTTTTTGTAATCTTTCATGTGCCTGAGTTCCTTGTGCCATATTAGCTACTGCAACTGCATCATTATCGTCAATAAATACTGCACCAGAAAATGCCATATACCAGTATCTTGGACACTTACCATGACCATACCCAAGTGAGCTAGGGCTAAATGACTTTTTAGTCATAGATCCGTCAGCACGTTTTGTATTTCTATAGGCTTCATCTAAAAGATCTGCAAATTTTTCTGGATCAAAAAACTTACCAGTATGCTTTTTAAATTTAAGGTTCTTTACAATATCTCTAGCCATTTATGAGTTGTACCTAACGACATACTTAAGTGCATCTACAAGTTTGTCTATGGACTCCTTTACTGAATAATATACATTCTTTTTATTGTTATTTACTGTTCCTGCTTTATCTTTGGCAATAGTAGAATAAACTGAAGACATTACTGCAAACTTAGTAGACATAGCCTGAAGCTCCATAATAAGCATTGGGGCTTTTGCAGAAGGAACATCGGGATTCATAAGAAGTTTAACTACAATTGAAAGTGCCCTATCTAAGTGTTCATCTTTCATAAACTCATGAAGATCATTAAACTCAGTTATGTCACTAATTAACTCAAGGGTATTCTTATCGTCCGCCATCTTTAATCCTTTTGTCTAACTTATTAATGAATAGCCCTAATGGATATCCAATACTTAATCCTAGCATTAATCCTAATAAAAAAGTATTCATTATAGAATTCTTCCAACTAGTCCATAGCCTAACCATAAACCAAATATTCCCATTAAGCCAGCAAATACTGGCGGTGCTGGAACTGGCAGCTTAAACAACGCAAAAACAATTCCTACTCCTGCGCCTGTAATTGTTGTTAAAAAGATTTCTTTAATCATGATTCTCCTCATAAAATTGTATCAACTCTTCAAGAATTGACCACTCAATAATACCTAGTCTAACTTTAGACTCTGCTCCTATAATAATTTTTAATGCTGGATGCATATCCCTATTTACTTTAAAGGTGTCGGTGCAAATCTTTGCCCAGTTATCTTTATTTAAAGTAAATGATGTTCCTGCTTCTTTGTAATCAACAAGAAATTGTTTCCATTGAGCATCACCTTTTTGATAATCTCCTCTTCCACTATTCTTTTGTGCTTTAGCACCATCTCGTTTTACTTCTGCTCTTTCAGACATTATCCCACCGAATAAGAATTTTTATGTCCGTCGGGGCATTCCCAAGATATAACCATGCTAAGTGCATCCCAAAAATATTCTTCTGAATCTTTATCACATTTACTGCAAGGTTTTGCTCCACCTAGTCTTTCAAGTTCTGGAGAAAAAACTTTTTCTGGCTTATTAAGAAATTCATTAATGTTTGGCATTTATTTCTCCTACTAAGCTGTCTACAACATCTGGATTTTCCTTTAAATATGCTACAGCCTTTGCACGTCCTTGAAAACGTTCTCCATTTACTGTATACCATGCTCCACCCTTTTCTACTATGCCACACATTTCTGCAACATCAAGTGTTTCTCCAACTCTATCTACACCAAGAGAGTTCCCTTGGTAATAAAAGTCGTACTGTCCTGATAAATTTGGGGGGCCAAGCTTGTTGTAATCAACAATCCAGTTAACTGGTCTTCCGACTCTTTGTTCGATAATCTTGTCGCCAACCTTAATGCCAGCCTTAATAGCATTAGCCTCAGCTTCAGACGACCAGAGCTTAATGACCGTGGAAGAAAAGAACTTGACTGCCATGCCACCCGTGGGGATGTGACTAGCATGCATAGATCCAAACTGATTTCGTTGTTGTGAGATGAGAACAAGTAATGTGTTTTTGTTTGCATAATTTAACATCTTGACTGCGTGGGTCATATCCTTTGCTTCAGCGCCGATTTGCTTTGTGTCTTGCAAATCTTTCATTTCATTTCCATCTTTTTCAAAATAAATAGCAGGTAGTAATGCTGAAATTGAATCTACTACAATAAGATCAACTCCTGCATCCATCAATTTAGTAGCAACATCAACCATATCATTAACAGTTTTTGCTGGAGAGTAAATAAGGGAAGATGAATCTACTCCTAACTGTTCAGCCCAAGATTGATCATAAGAAGCCTCCGCATCAATCCAAGCGCAGGTCCTTCCTTCTTTTTGTGCAAGAGCAATCATCTGTAAGCAAAAAGAAGATTTACCAGCAGATTTATTTCCCCATACTAATACTTGTCTTCCGTAACCTAAGCCTCCACGCAACGCAAAGTTTAATCCGATGCTTGGTGTAAGT